AGGGCGGCGCTTAACTCATAAGCGCTTTTCCCTGTCTCACTACTTAGTGCCAGTACGCTGGCTCGCATCTTATCCACTTCACTGCGGGAGATGCCTACCAGTGTTTCGATACGGGTGAAGCTGGTTTCAAAGTCACCGGCCATTTTAAATGCGGCAGCACCGGCGGCAAGGATCGGAAGTGTAAGATAAGTCTGCATACCAGATCCAAGCCGTTCAGCTCTTTGCCCAAAGCGGTCGAGCCTGGCACTCGCTGTTTTCAGGTTCTTCTGAAAGTTGCGAATGTTGGCACCGATAAGGAAGGTTACGCGACGTTCTGCCATCAGTTCTTACTTATTTGTTTGAAAAAGCCTTTCATATCATCGTAGTTCAAAGCCTTCAGTTTTTGCGGTTTTTCCCACGGGAACCGCATTCTTGCAATCTTCCGAGCTGCATCACCCGAGAATGCGGTGTTCGCCGCGTTAAACCGGTGGGCTCCGTACACAATGTTTCTAATCGCTTCGATCTGTGCTACATTATGTTCAGAGGCCCCGATCCACGCATTGTAAAACTCACGCGGTGCCATACCCCAGAAATCATCAGGAGATAACCCTATGACGCCGTAAGCGATCTGGAGTACATAGTCCCACGTTAATTTTTCGGGCTCTTCGTCTTTTCATCCTGTGGTTCCGCTTCATCAAATATTTTCTTCACGATCCGGGAATCTGCGAACGCCTTATCAAGCTGTGCATAGAAATCAGGATCATCATCGATGAAGTCCTCGATCTGGACTTCCGATAGCTGAAGATGTTCGTACTGACTGACCTCCACCCCGTCTTCTTTTGCCAAACGCCGCACGCCTTTTTTACTTCCCAGGTGAAATATTTTCAGCATGACATCGAAATCCATGCTTACGGTCTGATCTACTTCATGAAATTCTATTCCTTTACTTTGCGTAAGTGAATAGATCTCTCTCATCCCGAAAAAGAACGGATACTCGAAGTCACCTTTCTTTACTTTATGAATCATATTATGCTTCCGTAGTTGGTGTCAGTGCTCCGTTCCCTTCAAATGAGTATGATGCTGTAATCGCATCATCACTTCCACTTGCATCCGGTGAATAGTTCGTCATTATGACTGTACCGCTGTACGTCACATCTCCGGCTGAAGGTGTTTCTGGCCCAAAACTAATCGTACCTGATCGGCCAGTGGAGAACATCAGTGTCTCTGCATCGATTTGTCCCTGGTCTGCAATGTTATAGAACACTGAAATGGTCATCGTCCAGTCTTTACGACCTGCGAGCTTGTCATTCCATTCTCCGGAATCCCAGTCGCTGACGTTAATTACTTCGCCATCGACATTCAGCTGAATGCTGGTGACGTTTCCGAGTTTTTGCGAATCCAATTCTGCAATCAGATCGCGGCCTTTTAATTTTCCCATTGGTTATCTCCTATAGTTGAATTGTAGTTCAAGTTGGTGTGTATGTAGTTCAAGATCTTCCAGATAGTCGGTACTGTCTGTCATGTATAAAATGTGATTTACCTCCACCCCGCCCCATGTACCTCGCTCATCTTCAAGCTCTTCACGTACAGTATTAATCAGATCTTCAGCATCATCCTGTATTTTTGCGTAAGCAAAGAAATCAACAGAGCGAAATTCAAAGTCGCTCTTCCCGCTCCCATCATTTACAGGGATCACATTCTGCATGTTATACGTCATTACCGGCCAGTTACTACTATTCTGCGGCATCACTTTAGGAGTGAGTCGCATAGAAGCACCCGATCCAATCAGATCTGTGATGGCCGTCTTAGACTCAAACAGTGATATGATTGCCTTTCCTGTCATGCAGATTTTTCAATTCTGTTAAGTACAAGCCTTTCAACCTCATCCATTAATTTAGGTGCTGTCATATCCCATGCAGGTCTAAGAAATTTAGCGGAAGGCATAGATCCTGTAGACTGCCGCCCGGTAATGAACCCCAATCTTTTCAAATTTCTGTATCGTTCTGCTGTACCATATTCAAGAACAGATGCCAAAGCTGGTGCTGAGAATGTTGGAAATTCATTTTCATCATTATTAATTACACCTACTTTAACACCTAACTCGCCTGCTCTTTTTTTAGATGTAGTGACTCCAATAACTTTTGTAATTGAGACAGATTTACTTTGTCTCTTCATTTCAGGTATCATTTCACGCCTTGCTACACGGGCCTGTGTATTTTTCAAATATCGTGCATCAATAGATTTATTCATTCTTTCAAATGATTCAAGAGCTTCATTAAACTCTGTCTCATCTGTTTTTATAGTGAAATCGCCCGTTATTGAATGACCTCTTATTCGCGCCATATCTATGCGTTATCTACCAATTCCAATAGCTTTGCTTTATTTTCGTCACTGTACTCCACATCATTCTCATCCAGCCACGCTTTAATTTCATCAACCGTATTATCTTCAGTCGGTACGTCCATACTCCATGCTTGATCAGTCTCTTCTTTACGCTGGGGATCATACTCCACGGCATACCCTTCAACGATATATCCATCAGCAGTCGGTGTATGTACCCAGCTGTATGATCCGGCACGGTAGTGTGTGCCTTCAGGTACATTTGAGAAGAGTAAACATGTCATTCCTTTTTTTTGTGCCATTGGTTTATCATAATTGCGGCAGAAACGGAATGGCGATCACAATCACCACGAAGTTCCATACCAGGTTTATCATTAAGAGTATTTTCTTCTTCATTCGATCAGTCCCCGGTTTAGCGCTTCACTCACTCCCAGTCCCACGGCGTAGCCCACACACACGCTAAGAGCTGAATGGTATTCGCCAGTTAGTACTGCAGACAGTATGAACGCTATAAATAAAACCATCAGATGCCAGAATACTTTCTTCATGAGTGTTTAGTTATTTAAAAATGTCGTTTGCGATAATATCGAATGGTGGTACTTTCATGACTGTTTACCGTTTTTATAGTTTTGCATAATCTTCTCTCCGGACCGGCCGACGATGTAACCGCCGATCCCTATCTGCAGCAGTTGAAATACCTGGTTCATGGCCTGTTCACTTTGTACTACATACTCAGGAGCAAGTCCCAGCCAGTAGATAAAAAGCAGCACCAAAAATGAGAGCATCGTTATTGGCCGCCAGCTTCTTTGCAGCCAACTCTCGCCTTGTGCTTCTGCCACAATAATATCACGGCGTGCTTCCAGCTCCTTATCCAAAGACTCGGAAAGCGTCATTTCTATATCGTGCTTCAGCTGCTTTGCCATGTCCTTATCAGTCACGGCTTTATCTATGATATCCGTTACCGGCTTAATTATTCTTTTTAGTAGTCCGAAAACACTCATCTTTTTTCCTGATCAAGTTTGTTTTTTAGTTGTTCAAGCCTCTGAATGATCTGCCGGTACTGCTCATCGGTTACGGCTTGTCGTATTTCTACAGCCGCCGTTCGTTCGCGGTTCAGAATGATTGATTCGGAGTTTCGTTCCGTCTTCACTTCTATGGTTTCAATCTTCTCTCCCTGCACGCCGATCACCCAGAAAATGGTGCCAATCAGCATAAGAATCTGAATCATGGATAGAAGGGACTTCGGATCGCTTAGTAAATTTGTTTCTTCTTTATTCATTGGTTCACGAAGTAAGATTTAGCCTGCTCTTTGGTGCAGATCTTGTCAAATTTCATTATATAGTAATTACGCTTTGCCCGGTCTCCCACCTGCTGTGCATAGCGGCTATTCATTATTTCATCGGCTGCCATATCAAAGTTGCCCAGCTGGATGGCCCGAAGCATCTTTTTAAACGACAATAGACGCGATAATCCGAGATTATAGTGCATATCCGCGATAACGGCTTTTCGGAACTCACTTAGTTCTTTGAAAAAGGAGAACTCCGCTAACAATTCGTTATAACTTCGTACAATATCATTTGCCATCAGCATCTTCGCCTCTTCCCAGCTTATACCCTCTTCATCAATGTTCCGTCCGTACCCAATCGTAATTTTCGCAGTGGTGTCCATATAGGGCTTTAGCCTCAATCCTTCACCTTCCGTCACCAGCTTTTCTGTAATGGACAGAGCAGACGCATCGGTATGGTTGCGTTTGCTATTCATACTGGCCCTGTGTCCAAAGTCCGGTTATCAGCAGCCCTTTTCGGCGTTGCAATTCGTGAACCCGTTTGATATCAAAGATCCGGCCTTCATAGTCGAAGACGTTGGTCTCGTCGATATCTGTGCGGTGGTGTATCTTTACCACTTTGGTTACGGATGCTGTTTTCTTCTCAGCATCATATCCTTCACTTCCTTTATCATCCTGAACCTGTGCCCATACCACGGCCCGGCTGTCTACATTTGTAAACGATTCCACAGGCTGCCCACTGGCCGCCTTTGTTGTGGTTCGTTTTTTCAGCGTGATCTGTCGGTCCATGTTTCCGGTCTCCATTATCCAAACCTCAATGGTTTAGGCGTTCCGGCGATCAGATGCGTCATCTGCTCACGTAAATCCTCCACAGATAGCGTGCTGTGGCTGATCACCATGCTTTCGCGCTGCATGTAGTACGTGCCGATGATGTTTTTCATAAATAGCCTGATATTGGATGGCACATCCTGATGGCTCTTTCCGTAACCGCATTTATACGTAACCTGAACAGGGTACTCGATATCGGTATCCACATCTTCAGGAAACTCATAATCAGGATAAAACCGTACATAACCGGGCGTTCTGTTTGCCTGAACTTCGTAATTACTGTCTGCAATCGTCTGCTCGTCACCGGCCGTATCGATATACGCCACTTTGGATACGCTCATCAGCGGCGGACGCGGAAGCTCCAGTTTATCACTGAACTCCGTAAAGTCCCATCGATACTCTGCTTCAATCAGCTGTGTTTTGCGCTTCGTTTCGAAGGATGCACATGCGGCCGCAATCAGTGACGAAAGAAGGTTATCCTCCACCGTGTAGTCGGCACAGTTTTCTACAACCAACTTCAAATGAAGTTTGAGATCACAAAGATCTACTGGTTGTCTGGCTGCTTCTGTGACTACGGTTAACGGCATGGGTGTTCCTCACTATTTTTGCAGGTACTCTGCAATTTCTTTTTCACCGGCTTTACCGATGTTTTTTACTTTCGTAAGGTCTGATGCGTTTTTTACCGCCTGAATGGTTTCCAGTCCTGCGGCAATAAGATCCTCACGCCTGGGCATGTCTTTTGGTAGTGTTTTTTTGGGCTCCCTCGCATATCCTTTATCAATAAAAGATTCAGCCAACTCTTCCGGTACTTCTTCAACCTGCCCGGCGTGA